CGGAACTCGATCTCCAGCCCGACGGCGTCCGCCTGCTGGAAGGTCATCATCGTCTTCGTGGCGCTCATGCGCTGCACGTCGGCGTAGATGGTCACGACGGCCACCGGCTCGCCCAGGGAGACGTGGCCCATCGAGTCCTGCGTCGGGGTGGCGTAGGTCAGCGTCACCACGTCGTTGAATCTCCGTGCTCCTTTTCCGCGTCCCAGCATGGCGTTAGCCCTCCATCAGTATAGCGTTGACCGTCTTCGCGTCCTCGCCGTCGAGCTTGGCGCAGGCCAGGCGGAAAGCCTTCGGGAGAAGGTTCTCGACCTGGAAGCCGTTCTCGCCGGGGCCGGCCTCGTACTTCACCTCGACGTTGCGGGCCGGGCGGCCCAGCGTCAGGAGGTTGCCGAAGCGGGTGTACTCGATGTCGCAGCCGTTCTGGTCCTTGACGGAGGTGATGGTCTTGACGGTTCGGTACAGGCGTATGGGCGCACGCGGATCGCGCCGCGCGGCGCACACGACCGAGATATTCTCGTCAAGCAGGCTCACGTCCTCCCACTCCTGCACCTCAACCATCGCAGACCGAAGGACCACCGCCAGCTGCTCGTCGCTCTCCGCGCCGTTGCCGGCGTAGAACGCCTTGAACTGCGCGAGCTGCTCGGTCGTCGGGGTGCCGAGAGACGTGACGGAGACCTGGATCATTTTGCGGCCTCCTTCTTCGGTTTCGGGTCGGCCTTCGGCTTCGGCTCCTCGTCAGCGACGGGGACGGCCTTGCCGTTGTTGACCAGCACCTCGACGGCGGGACCACTTACGATGGCTCCTGCGGGCAGCCCGGCGGCGGGCTCTATGAGTTTGTATTTTTTCATTTCGGCTGCTTTTTGGGATTAAGAAAGCCCGCGGCGGCTCGTAGGTGCGGCAGCCGCGGGCGATCGGTTAGTTGAAGCGGAGACCCCGCAGAACTACGCCTGCGTGTTCGGGTGGGTCTCGATCTGATCGGACTCGTTCACAGCGCCGGCCAGCTTCGTGATGGCGGTGTTGATGGCACCGACGGCGGTGGTGTAGTCCTTGATGTTGCCGGTGTTGGTCTTGATCGTGGAGAGCTCGTCCTTGATGGCGCCGAGCTTGGTGACGACGTCGCCCAGGGTACCTTCGCCTGCGTCGATGGCCGCGATGGCGGTGTCCACGTCAGCGACGTAGACCAGGCCGTAGGCGCCCGGCGTGGTGATCTTCACCTGGGCGGCGCGGCGGAAGTAGACGTCGTAGGCGTCGTACACGCCGTTGCGGATGAACTCCAGCTCGAAGCTGTTGCCCGCGTAGATCTCGGCGCAGCCGGTGTCGGCCACGAGGATCTCGTCGGCGGCCAGGACGGCGGTCGGGTAGACACGCAGGCCCATCACCATCTGGTTGGCGCGGTCGAACAGCGCGTTGCCGTTCTTGTCCTTGAGGTTCATCAGGATGGCGTACTCGGCCCAGGTCACGAACACGGCGCTGGCGTGGAAGCCCTTCTTCGCAATCTGCATCATGGCGTCGTAGATGACGTCGGCGATGTTGGCCTGCGGGTAGGAGCCCAGCGCGGAGAACGCGGTGGCGTAGTGCTTGATGCCGTAGATCTTGTCCGGGGAGGCGCCGGTACCGGCGTCCGGGGTGTCGTTGCCGAGACCGGCGTACGCTTCGCTGTCGAGCTTGGCGAGGATCATGCGCTGGCCTTCGTTCAGGCAGTAGTTGTACAGCTGCTCGAACCAGTCGGTGAACTCGGTGCTGATGCGCATCGTGTGCGCCAGCTTGCCGAACTTGCGGGTCTTCTCCGTGAAGGAGACGTCGGACTTGTTGGTGTTCTGGGCGAGCTCGGTGACGTAGTCGGCGCCGTTCTGCTCGGAGGACTCGATCCACGCGAGCTTGTTGGCCGTGCGCGGACGGATGCCGAAGGCCTCCAGGAACACGTTGGCCGCGGGGCGGGCGGCGTGGATGGTCGGATCGACGGCCAGGCCGAGGAAGTTGTTCGGGTTGATGGTGTGCGAGCCCGTGCTGATGTCGTACACGGTCTTGAACTCCAGCGTGATGTCGAAGGCCTTGACCTTCTCGTCGAACATCTTCTGCAGATCCGCCTTCTTCTCCTCCAGCTTGGCGCGGAGGTCCTGGGCGAAGGTCTTGATGGAGCGGTCCGCCAGCTGCGCCTTCATCTCATCGATGATCTTCTGCTGGCCGACCAGGGACTTGTCGAGATTATCGATGCTCTTTTCCTGGGCCTCGATTTTCTCCTGGGCGGCCTTCAGCTCCTTGACTTTCTCAGCCACCTCGGCCTGCACCTTCTCGGATGCGGCCTTCTCGATGCTCTCACGCATCGCTTTGATCTCTTCAGGGGTCATTTGTGAATGGGATTTGTTGTTGTTGATGGTAGTGTCGTTCTTGGGGTCCTCGTCGGCTTTCGGCGCGGACTCCGGGCTATCGTGCTCGAAGGCCTTCGCAGAAATGACGATGGCGGAGGCGTTTGCGGCGCGGGTGACAGGGCTGCACTCGTAGACCGTGAGAACCTCGAGGATGCGGATATCGTAGTCGTAGCCCTCGCGCTTCTCCCAGCGGTACTTGTCCGCCCGGTAGCCGATCGAGAACTCTTTCACGGCGCCCGCTTTAAGGAGCACGGCGGCGTCACGCCCGGCGGCGGTGTCGAGGACATCCGCCTCGATCCACATGCCGTAGTCGTCCACGCCCTTCGCGGTGATCTTGCCGATAACCGTCCGAATATCGTGCTGCCAGCACAGGGCCATGCGGCCCGCGTCCTCGGACTTGAGGAAGTCGTCGCAAGCGCCGGGGAGGACGATATCACCCCAGCTGTCCACGTTGCCGAAGGCGAGCGCGTAGGCTTTCAGGTGCAGGAGGACACCCTCGGCCAGACCTTCTGCCTTGACCTCAAGGCGGGCATCGACCCACTTCTGCTCGTGGGCCTCCTGCTTGTTCTTGAATTGGATTCGTTTCATCGTTGCGGTCTTGAACTGCCGCAAAAGTATTCAGAAAATTGCGTACCTGATACGCGGACACTCTCCATCTTTGTGGAAAAGCGAACCGCCCGGACCATCTCGGCGCGGGCGGCTCTGGCAAATTCAAATCATACTCTACAGTCGAAGGCCCGATTCCAAAGGCCTTTTTATTTCGGGCTGCGGATGCAGGAGCAGGCGCAGTTGATAATCTCGGAAGCCGGCGGATTGAACAGCGTGTCGTGGGGGTAGCGCATCACGCAGTCGGGTAGGCGGAAAAGGTCGTCCTTGCCGACGGTCACGCCGTCCATCTCCTCGTGCGTCTCGCGGGTGTTGCCCAGGCCGCTGATGCACCACGTCTTGGTGTAGTCGATGTCCAGGTCGCGGGCGGCGAAGTCCGCCGCGTCCGCTGTGCCGATCATGCACTCCGTCTGCGCGATGCGGCGGCACTGCCACCGCTCGAGGTAGCCGGTATAGCGGTTGTACAGCTCCTTTGTGACCTTCTCGATGCCCATGTTCCCGATGTCTTCGAGGAGGATGTCCGCGAGCAGCTGGACGAGGGTCTTCTTCCAGGTCCCGGTGACGGTGAGGATCTCGGCGCCGGCTCGCTCGATGGCGTAGCGGCGGAGCATTCGCAGCCACATATTCTCCTCGGCGGAGGCTTTCTCCTCCCGCAGCTGCTTGGCGGTGTCCTGGGCGATCGGCAGGCCCGCCGTCGTCCACAGCCCCGTCCACCAGCCGGGCAGGTAGCTGCTCTCGTTGAGCTCGGTCTGCAGGGCGGCCGCGATATCCTCCGGCCCCCGGAGGTCGCGGCACAGGGCCAGCACTCGGCGGAGCTCCTTGCGGCGGTCACGGGCCAGCCGCGACTGATACACCCCGGCCACCTTCACGGAAGACAGCCGGAGTGCGTCCTGGTGGCGGCGGACCGCCTTACTGATTTTCTTCCTCGCCATCGGTGGCGGCGGGTTTGGTCGGTGGGGCGGGCTCCGCCGGCTCATTGATGTCGTCCGGCTCGTTGCCGAACTGCACAGCCATCGGGAGGATCGGGAGGTCCGCCCAGGGCTCCGGGCGCGGCTCGTAGCCGTAGGCCTCACGCATTTCGTTGAGGGTGGCGTGCATCTTCGAGAGGTTGTCAAGCATATCGGACGGGTCCTCCTGCAGCACGTCAATCATGTCGGTGTTGACGCGGAGCTCGTAGCCCTCCTTGTCCAGCTCGCAGTAGCGGAGCAGGTCCTCGCCGAACTCGTTGGCCATCGGGATGGCGCACTGCTCGTAAATGGCCTTCTTCGCCTCCTTCGCGTTCTCGAACTTGGCCTGGCCGTAGTACAGGTCCACCGGCAGCTTGAACACGAAGCAGAGGGCGGTGACCGCCTCCTTGTGGGCGCCCAGGATGTTGAGGTCCACCGGGGTGTTGCCCAGCTCGTGGACGTCGATCGGGGCGCGGACCACCTTCGTGGCGCCGGCGTTCTTCTCGGCGTCGTTGAAGCTCTCCTCCAGGTCGTCCTTGTCCTTCGGCAGCACGCCCATCGTGTCCTTCGCCGGGCTGATGATGTTCGCCACGCCACCGTTCTTGAGGCTGGTGTCCTGGCGGTTCATGCCGCGCTGGATGACGGAAAGGTACACCGCCGCCGCGATGATCTTGCTGGTCCCGAAGAAGGACGTGTCGTCGAGGTTGTAGTCGAAGGACTCAAAGACCTGGTCGGCTTTGATGAGCTTCTCCTTGCCGGAGGTCGTGATCTTGATGCCCTCGAAGGGCTTCGCGGCGCCGCCCTCCTTGATGCCGACCTTCTGCGACGGGATGAGGTACATCTCCTTGATCTGCCCCAGATCCTTGCCGACGGCCTTCGGTGCGTACACGAAGGCGTCCCCGAACAGGCACTTGTTGACGGCCCAGCCCTGGCCAAACTTTCGGATGGAGTAGCGGTCGTTGGGGCGGCGCAGCAGGTCGACGATGAAGTGGTCTTCAACGACCTTGCCGTCCTTGTCAACGAGTTCGAGGTAGCGCATCACCTCGCCGACGTTGTCCGCGAGGTAGTTCACCACGCCCATGACCGGGGCGCAGGTCTCGTAGGTCTCCTTGATCTTCTCGCGGGAGATCGGGAGCCACGGCGCCATCTTGAGGCCGATGAGCTGGGAGGAGATCTGCTGGAAATACTCGTTCCGGGTGTTGTCTCCGTCGTAGTAGCCCTTGAGCTCGCTTTCCAGCTGCTCCTGCTTCGTCTTGAGGGCGTTCAAATTCTTCTTGGATATCCAGACCATAGTCAGGTGTTTGTTGCTTGTTTCACGCGCAAATTTGGCCATTTACTGCGGGAGTTGCCGCCGGGCCGCTCTCCATCTTTGTGGAATGACG